GACCCCCCCTGTCTTTCCAGTCTCATCTCTCCCTGAGACGATCCGAACAGTGCCAGACTCACCTTTTAATAAACCTGATACGCTTGATTTCGATGCAAAATGATACGGAAATAAAACAGACCTCACGAGGGGTCGGGCTAATTGGCAGCACTGAGCCTAGAATTCACACGCCTTTACTCAAAGGTAATTCCAAAGCGCAAGAGGTAGCAGACTTAGCTGAGAAAATTAACTTGCCCTTGATCCCCTGGCAACGCTGGCTGCTTGATGACCTTTTAACTATCGACGATACAGGCAACTTTAAGAAGAAGCTAGGTATAGCGTTAATTTCGAGACAGAATGGCAAGACTCACCTAGCACGTATGTTAATCCTGGCGCATCTATTCTTATGGGACACTAAAAACGTTTTAGGTATGTCCTCAAATCGCAATATGGCACTTGATACATTTAGGCAAGTCGCTTATATGATCGAAGACAATCAATTCTTAAAAGATCAAGTAAGACAGATACGCCTGGCTAATGGTCAAGAATCTATAACATTGTTAAACGGCGCTAGGTATGAAATAGCCGCAGCGACTAGAGATGCACCGAGAGGCAAGTCGGCTGGATTTTTATATTTAGATGAAATTCGTGAATGGACAGAAGAAGCGTTTACAGCTGCACTACCAGTAACACGTGCAAGACCTAATGCGATGACCTTTATGACAAGTAACGCAGGCGATGGGTTTAGCACTGTGCTTAATGATTTAAGAGAGCGTGCATTATCGTATCCACCTGACACTTTAGGTTATTACGAATGGTCAGCGCCACAGCACTGCAAAATTCACGATAGAAAAGCCTGGGCTATGGCTAACCCTGCACTTGGTTATTTAATTACAGAAGAAACCTTAGAAGAATCTGTAGCGACCAACACAATAGAAGCTACAAGGACTGAGATGTTATGCCAGTGGATCGACTCTACTGTCAGCCCCTGGGTGTATGGATCTATTGAAGCGTGTAGCGACAGCACCCTGGAAATACCTGTCGGCCCTCAAACAATTATGGCATTCGATATTGCACCTACTAGAAGATCAGGCGCTTTGGTTATGGGTCAAATGAAAGACGGCAAGATAGCCGTAGGTTTAGCGCAGCTGTGGTATAGCGATATAGCAATAGATGAGATGAAGATGGCAAGCGATATAAATGAGTGGGCACGTAAGTATCATCCAACTACTATTTGCTTTGACAAGTACGCCACCCAGACAGTTGCCACTAAATTAGAATTGTCAGGCTGGAAAATCCAAGACATTAGCGGCCAAAGCTTCTACCAGGCTTGCTCGGATCTTGCAAACGCCCTGGCACAAGGCACAATGGTTCATAGTGGGCAAGCAGACTTAGTACAGCACTTAAATAACTGTGCAGCCAAGACCAGTGATTTTGGTTTCAGAATCATCCGTAGAAAATCAGCTGGAGAAGTCACGGCGGCAATTAGCCTGGCTATGGTGGTTAGCCAATTAACCAAGCCACAACAAACAGCGCAAATCTTTGTCTAACTTGCACTAAATGTCCGACTTATGGTATAAAATACCTATATGGGTTTATTGTCTGCTTTGGGTATAAATAAAAAAACGGAATCTGTCCAAGCGCAATACGCCCCTGCCATTATGGACACAGCCTACGGCTATGGTTCATTTACAACTGGTGTCGGTAATTTCCCTGGTGGATTAGATCGTAACTTTGCTATGCAAGTACCAGCAGTTAGCCGTTGCAGAAATCTTATAGCTGGTGTAGTTTCATACTTGCCATTAAAACTTTACAAAAAGTCTAATGGTGAGGTGTTGGGGAACCCTCTTTGGATAGACCAACCAGACTATCGGCAACCTAGATCCGTCACAATATCCTGGACTGTCGATAGTTTGTTGTTTTATGGTGTTGCTTATTGGCGTGTTACAGAATTATATGCAGATGATTTGAGACCATCACGATTTGAGTGGGTCGCTAACAATCGAGTTACATTTACAACAAATAAATTTGGTACAGAAATAGAAGAATACTTTGTAGATGGCGTAAGAGCACCAATGAGCGGCATTGGATCGTTGATAACATTCCAAGGCTTAACACAAGGTGTATTAACAACAGCAGCACGCACAATTCAATCAGCTTTAGATATTGAAAAGGCCGCAGCTGTAGCAGCCGCAACTCCGATGCCATCTGGTTACATCAAAAACACTGGTGCAGATTTGCCAGAAGCTCAGGTATCGGGATTATTAGCACAATGGAAGCAAAGCAGACAAAATAGAAGCACGGCATATTTGACTAGCACATTATCATACGAAACCACAGGGTTTTCTCCTAAAGATATGATGTACAACGACAGTCAGCAATACTTAGCGACGCAAATTGCTAGAGCTATGAACGTGCCTGCTTATTACATATCTGCCGATATGAATAACAGTATGACGTATCAAAACATTATCGATGGTCGCAAAGAGTTTGTCGCTTACTCATTACAGCCGTTTATCTGTGCTATTGAAGATCGCCTATCAATGGATGATATAACCCCACGAGGCCACGTAGTTAAGTTTGCTATTGAAGAATCATTTTTACGTGCAGACACAATGAAGCGCCTAGAAGCATTAGAAAAAATGCTTAATCTAGGTTTAATTGATATAGATGATGCAAAAGAAATGGAAAGCCTAACACCTAACGGAAGAGAAACAGAAGATGAAACTTACATTCAGTAGCCATATAGAAGCTGCCGATACCGAGCGCAGAATAATCGCTGGCAAAATTGTGCCATTTGAAGAAGTCGGTAATACTTCAGTCGGTAAAGTGGTCTTTGCTAAAGGCTCAATCGAGATCGGTGATCCAGGCAAGGTAAAAATGCTTATGCAGCACCGCCCAGAAAAACCAATCGGAAGAATGCAGTCAAGCTACAAAGAAGCAGAAGATGGCATTTACGCATCATTTAAAATTAGCAACTCTATGCAAGGGCAAGATGCTTTAATACTTGCAAGTGAGCAATTAATCGATGGCTTGTCAGTAGGCGTAGATGTAAACAAGTCAATTCAGAAAAAAGATTATCTATATGTAACCAGCGCAACACTAAGAGAAGTAAGTCTGGTCGAGTCACCAGCATTCAGTGCTGCACAAGTAACTAAAGTTGCTGCAAGCGAAAGCGAAGCAGAGGACACAAACCAAACAACAGAAAGCGAGGCTCCTGTGGAAGATTTAGCAACAGCGCCACAAGAAGCAAAGGCAGAGGCTGCTACTCCTACAGTAGAAGCTGCTCGCCCAACAATCACAGCACCATATATTTCTACAAAAGTGCGTACACCTATTCAATCAATGGGTGGATACACAGAGCATAAAATTAAAGCAGCACTAGGCAACGATGACTCAAAGTTATTTATTGCAGCTGCTGATGATTTTGCTAATAACGGATTAGGATTTAATCCAACACAATATCTAACAGAGTTTGTAACTAATACACGCTTTGGTACACCTGCTATTGATGCTTGCAGCCAGGGAACTTTGCCCCCAACTGGTCTTACAATCAATATCCCTTCACTTGTTACTTCAAGTGGCGGTGGAACTGGTGTAGCACCAACTGTAACTGTAGAAGCCGAAGGCGGCGCAGTGTCAAATACAGATATGGTCAGCCAGTATCTTTCAGGAACTGTATCCAAGTATTCTGGAATGAATACGCTATCTGTGGAGCTCCTAGAGCGCAGCGGGTATCCTGGATTTTATGAGGAATTGACAAATCAACTCTCTCTAGCTTATTTGAAGACAATCGACACCACAGTATTAACTGCATTACTTGCAGCTGGTATGAATGGTACAAATACAACTGCTGATCTAGATGGTATTGTTGCATTCACTACAGAAGGCGCACGTACTATCTACTCAAACACAGGTTACTTTGCACAGAATTACATCGCTAACCCAGCACAATGGGGTGCGCTAATTGGTGCACAAGATACAACAAAGCGACCAGTATTTAACGCCTTGCAACCAATGAACGCAGCAGGCCAAGTTGGCCCACAATCAATCCGTGGTTCAGTATTAGGACTTGATCTATACGTAGACAAGAACTTCTCAGCAACTACATTTGATGATGATTCTGCTGTAATTCTTGCACCAGAAGCATTTACTGTATATCGCTCACCACAGGCTTATATGTCTGTTAACGTAGTATCAAACCTACAAGTACAGGTAGCAATTTACGGATATATGGCAACAATCGCCAAAATGCCTAACGGAATTATCAAGTACAAGAAGACCTGATAAAACCGATTAACCAATCAGTAATCTCTGGGGTTTAGTAGCCCTAGCCCCAGAGAGCTATTAGCAAAGGAGTAGAGATGCCAGCAACGTTTGTTACAACAGCCGAGTTAAGGGCAAATCTTGGTATTGGCTCGCTCTACTCTGATGCGACTGTGGAAGAATGCTGTCAATCGGCAGAAGACCTACTTGGCGAATACTTATGGCACAATGATGCCCCAGTAGTAGGCACAGCATTACAAGATAACGTGGCAACACTTATGCTTGCTAATCCGAACGCATTTGTAACAGGTCAGCAAATTACTGTAAGCGCTTGTGGTACAACATTTAACGGCACTTACACAATCACTGGCACAATACCGCCAAGCACAGGCACAACTAGCCTTATCCCAGTATTTATGTATCAATTTGGTCAAATTAATTACCCTAATGGATATTCATTTGTGCAATATGC